TAAAAAAAAGGAGCCCCCGAAGAGGCTCCCATATAACCGCAATCAGAATGCGGCAGGCTTGGTAGCAGTACCAGCAAACAGTTCCACAGAAGCGGCGGGATTCAGGTAGTCAGCGCCCATGGCGAGACGACCCAGGATCACATCACCCTGGTAGATGGTGGACACGTCGCCACTGGTGACTTGCACCTGAGGAGCGATAGCTTCCACACAACCAGCGGCTTCACGTTGGAAGATGAGGCCACAGCTGTTAGCGAATTCGGTCTCTTCACCGTACTCATTGTTGATACCGGTAACATCGTTAGCAGCATCTTCAATAGCTTCGGACACGAAGGAACCAGTGTTACCAGGATCGGTTACACCAGGGTTCGTGGCAGAACCAGTACCATACTTGGTACCGTACTGAGAGAAGAACGGAATGTTCATGGACTTGTAGATCTTGATACCAGCAATCTCTACGATGCCCTCAGCACCCTGCAGTGCAGAGCCTTGAGAGTCGCGGTTCACCAGACCGTTCGATCCTACCTCTTGAATAAGAGCGTAGTATTGACGGGGGTTAAGGATTCCCACACGTCCGTCTTGACTGACACCCTTTTCATCCAGAGCAGCAGCTGCATCATAGAATGCAGTCACCAGCTTAGCGGAATCATAAGCATCAGAAGCAGCAGTACCAGAAGAACCAACACGGATCTGAGTACCGCCCGGCTCGACATAGCCAGACTTAGTGATCGGAGAAGCAGCACGTGCACCACGAGTGATGGCACGGAAGATCAGACGGTCATATTTTTGAGCAAGAGCGTAGCCGATCTTACGGGAGATCTCAGAACGCATGTCGTAATGAGAAAGAGTCTCATCAAGATCATACAGGAATGCGCTGGAGATCAGCAGGTCATCAACCGTGATGGTCTTCTCGGCCACCGGAGGTGCACCATTGCTGTCACCCAAAATGCTGTTGCCAGGCGTATGGAATTCCGCTTTGGTGTGACCAGTGTAGATGAACTGCAGAGATTTTCCGTTAGTCAGCGTACGACGCATAACAAGATCACGAGCGATCGCATTATGCTGGAAGCCCTTAAACATCTCACCAGAGAAGAGCTTCAAATAAAGAGCGCGGGCATCACCCGTCGCGTTAGATTGACCCGGGCGCGTAAGCTGCGCGGGGTTTACAGAAGATTGAAAAGCCATTTGTATGGATAAAATTTATAGACAAGCTTCAAACGTTTGAAAAATTTTTTGTGGTCTATCCCACCGTCATGACGGCTAGAGGTGTCGGCGTACCGGCTCTAACCAATGCAAGGGAGGTCCGACTCTGAGGTGCCTCCCAAGCTATTACAGAAGACCTTTAAGGCACTTCTTTTGTTTGCGGCATTCTGGCTTTTTATCACCACATTGACCGCAGCGTTTAAATACAACCGGGGTATCACCAGGTGTCATGCTAGTGACACTGGCTTTAACCTCAGACGATTGCATTGTTTGTGCGCGCTTTTTAGCTGGCATAGTTAAGAACAGTTTTTTTGTAAGATGTGCCACGATAGCACAATGCTACTTCCTTCTCCTCGCGGAGCATTTATTGTAAGCATTGATGATGTAGCGCTTTTCGAGATCAGACATAGTTCGTACAAGATAAACCTAAGCCCCGTTCCATGCTTAGGCAACATGCGTCCCAATGGGATGAACGTACGAATTAATTAGCCGATTGCAGGTGCCTGCAGTGCCACGGGAGTTGTCTCCACGGATGCAAGGTCAAGCGGGAAGTTATGTGCATTCCGCTCATGCATCACCTCGAAGCCGAGGTTGGCACGGTTGAGAATATCAGCCCATGTGTTCACCACATGACCTTGACTCTCAGTAATGGACTGGTTGAAGTTGAAACCGTTGAGGTTGAATGCCATGGTGCTGACGCCGAGGGCGGCAAACCAGATGCCCACGACAGGCCATGCTGCGAGGAAGAAATGCAGCGAGCGAGAATTGTTAAAAGATGCATACTGGAAGATCAAACGTCCGAAGTAGCCGTGGGCAGCGACAATGTTATATGTCTCTTCTTCCTGCCCAAACTTGTATCCATAATTCTGCGAGACCTCTTCGGTAGTCTCCCTAATGAGGGACGACGTGACGAGAGATCCGTGCATAGCTGAAAAGAGAGCACCACCAAATACCCCAGCAACACCAAGCATATGGAAAGGGTGCATGAGGATGTTATGCTCCGCTTGGAAGACAAGCATGTAGTTAAAGGTACCGGAAATTCCGAGAGGCATTGCATCAGAGAAAGATCCTTGTCCGAAAGGGTACACGAGGAACACTGCGGATGCTGCTGCAACAGGTGCAGAGTAAGCCACAAAGATCCAGGGGCGCATGCCTAGTCGATAGCTAAGTTCCCACTCTCGTCCCATGTAAGAATAGATACCAATGAGGAAGTGGAAAACGACAAGCTGGAATGGACCCCCGTTGTAGAGCCATTCATCAAGTGTAGCAGCTTCCCAAATTGGGTAGAAGTGTAGTCCGATGGCATTGCTGCTCGGAACGACGGCTCCCGATATGATGTTGTTTCCATAGAGGAGGGAGCCTGATACGGGTTCACGGATTCCATCAATGTCGACAGGTGGCGCTGCAACGAACGCCGTAATAAAACAAATAGTAGCGGCAAGTAGGCACGGAATCATCAAGATGCCAAACCAGCCAACGTATAAACGGTTGTTAGTGGACGTTACCCACGCACAGAAGTCATCCCAAGAGGATGTCTGCTGCCTTGCAATAGTTGCAACCATAGTTCAGTTAAGTAAATTGCCGACCCACCCACCACATATTTAATTAGAAGTTATACTTAGCGCCGATCTTAGTGCCGTAGCTATTGTCATCGTCGCCAGTGATGAAGGAGACTTCACCATAGACAGACAGCGCATCGTTCACACTGTAAGAACCACCTGCCTTACCAGACAGCTGGACATCACCGTCTTTACCATCAGGTGCCAGTAGAGCAGGACCGCCCTGCACGTACCAGTTAGGACCTTCGTAGCCGACATGAACATCAGTAGCAGAGCCACTGTAATCAGAGCCAGCAAAGCCAGAGTTGACTTCAACGTTTGCATAGGGACCAGCGATAGCGCCTTGAGCACAGCCGAGGAGGAAACCGGCAGCAATAATAGATTTCATAATTAGTGAGTTACTTTTTTTAGCAGTTTTTGCGGAGCGTTTGAAGTTAGCAGCCGTGGGTGCTCCTTTAGACCCAGGCTTTCTCATTGTTTCACCGGATCCTTTTTTGATCCTCATTCTTTTAGCATGGATGTTAGCGTAAAGACCACGTTTAGCCATTACTTTTTGCTCCCTTTCTTAGGGGGACGACCTTTCTTGGTACCGTAAGTACCTTTACCTTGTGGCATTACCAGACTCCGGGAATAATTTGACCAGTGATTGCGTAAGCACCAAGAGCCGCCATGACGCCAAGCATAGCAAGACGACCATTAAGCTTCTCAGCCTTTTCATTGTGGGTTTCAGTTACGTCCATAATAGTCATAGGTGGTTCGATTGCATAGAGGTTTAGACGACCCCGTTCTTCAGTAACAGTAGTCATCAAAATGATACGTCAGAGTTTTCAAGACGACGCATCAGGTCTTGCCGATACGCCGGGTCACGATCATAGCGAGGATCGCTCATGGCTGCAACCAGCTCAGCCTGACTCTTGAATGAATCGTTAGTGTCTTCTGCACCACGACCAGTCAAGGTCTGACCATCTGATCCTACACCATCATTGTAACGTGCTTGCAAAGCCTGGACGGCAAAGAAGATAGCACTCGGGTTACCTTCATTCATGATACCGTCGTACATCTCAATCTCATCCTTGGAGAAATTACTACCAGCCCATTCAAGCATGGACTTGTATGCCTTCTCACCACCAACCATATCCATTAGGTGGTCGGCTTGCTCTTTGCTAAGCTTTTCTCCGTCTGAGCTTTCTTGCTCTTCTGGTTCTTCCGGTGCAGGCTCGCTCTCGTCTTCGGCTGGCTGTACTTCATCACGTGGTTCTCCAAGTTTTTTTGAAGTTCTACGTAAGCCTGTTCAAGAGCCTCAGTATCTTTAAACTTACCTGCAAGCAATGGTTGCTCACCCTGTTCAAGGGATTCAGCAATCGCAAGAGACTCCTTTTCATCTGAGTTAAGAATCTCAGGCTCTGCAGGAGTCTCATTCATTGTAAATGTTTCAGCCATTTATTACTGGGGTGGTAGTTGTTGTTCTTGTGCCTGTTGTGCAGCTTGCATCTGAGCAGCGTCAGCTTTTTGTGCTACGGCTGCCATCTGTGGTGCTTGCTGTTGTGCCATCATTGCTTGCTGTTGCTGCATCTGTTGCTGTTGCTCAGCTTGCAACTCTTGCATACTCTTCACAAGGTTGAGTACGTCAATACCAGACGATGCTGCCAGGCGTTTGATAACTTCATCAGGGTTGATGTATTGTGCAATAGCATCTGGACCCATAGTTTGAGCGATGACAGTAAGGAACTGTGCAAGGCTCTCACGATCTTGACCACGACCAAGGGCATTGATACCAGCCACGATAGTGGGGCGTACAATACCGCCTTGCGGCAGGCGTGGGATGTCGCCAGTCTTCTGTGCGACGTTGAGCTTACGATTAAGATACGGAACTAAGAACTCAACAGTCAGCAGACTAAACAGTCCACCGAGTTGCTGCTCCAGCTCCAGCTGTGTCATCCGAACCTCTTCCGCTGTAGTGCGCTCACTGTCCCTCACGTTGAGGATCAGAAATGCTTCGTTCAGGCGTTGAGTCAGTGACCCGATCATCTGATACGCAGTGGAGAAGTCCGCTGTCTTACCAACCTGTACCACACCAATGTCTTCAGGGCGTCCCTGAATGATAGCACCATTGCCTGCCTTAGCAAGTGTCTGGGGCTTGGTGGTACTGCTTGGGCTGACAGTAAACACTACCTTAGCAGCTGCAGCGCTGCCTTCAACGATGGCTTGTGACAGAGCTTCAAGTGACTTCAAGTCACCGAGGAACTCCTCTACCCTACCACGTCCATAGACTTCCCCATCAACGTGGTTGAATCGTAGCACAAGCCAGGGGTTGGCGTCAAACGGAGCCTTGCCCATAGACTTAGGAAGGATCTTACCTTCCAGCTCCTGGTGCCAGACCCATCTGTTGTTGTCAAGCTTTACGTGGGTGTAAATTACACATTCATCATTTGGGATGTGCCCATCGTCAACCACAGAATCTTGAGCCTTGTCCTCATATTCCGGGTAAAATTTTTTGATTAATTTTTTCGAGATTGTTTCTTTCGTTACAATTTCAATAACGTTACCGTTACCATCCCTGTCTACCACGTAGCGGTTGAGAGGATAGAGTTTCAATCCATCCTTACTCATAAAGATCAGGGCATTACCAGCTACGACCAGGTGCTTTAGTGCTTGGTGAACGACCACACGGTCACCGGACTCCGCAATGGATTCCATAACAGTGCGTTCGATCTTAGCAAACGACAAGTCAAGTTCAGATCTGATCTCAGGACCCAGCTCATCAGGAAGGTTTACATCATTAACCTGCAACTTAAAGAAGCTAGTTTGTGGCGGGAGCAGAGCAAGCATCAGCTTACTTGCAAGAGTCACCACACCTTTAGCTCCTGTCGATTGCCAGGGTGTTGTAAGTTTAAGAGCACCTTTAGTTGTGTGCTCATCTTCTCGGATGAGATAAGGTATAGTCAGTTCAGATGCTTGTCTAGCAGCATTTAGAAACTGGGAACGGCTTGAAGACAATCTGTCATAACGTTGTTTAGCTGTCATTATACGTTAAGCATTTTGTTCGAAGATTTTTCTGTAGCAGCACCAATAGAAAGTGCATCAGAAGTAGAAGCTTTAACCTTACCTCTACGCTTGAAACCAGCAAGACCGCCAAAGATACCACGCATCATGCCAGAGCCAAGTTGGAAATCAGCTTGCTGACCGGCACGAGCCTGGTTAGCTGCAGCAGTTTGTGCAGCAAGTTCACGTCGTTGACGTTCTCGCTCCTGCGCTTCCTGCTGTTGCCGCATCTGGGTTTGGTACTGAGCGTTCATCTCTTCCATCGCCTTAGCATTGGATGCCATAATGGTCTCTAACTGCTTACCAAAATTGGTTTGCATAGTTTCCATCTGGCCGGTCAATCTATTAATAGTCTCAGTATAGCCACCAATCTGACCTGAAATCGTACCAATTTGAGTTTGCAGTTTATCGATTTCATTTTGGTATGGGTTGGTTGGTTCAGCTGGCGACCCCACACCATAGTTTGGGTCGGTCATACCCTCACCAGGATCAGTAGTGTCGGGATCAGTAGTAGTGGTAGTTTCTGCAGGTTTGTCTCTGTAAATGTTAAAAGTACCACCACTGTAGGCACCACTACCTTTGTAGCTAACAGTGTCTACCAATTCTTTTCCGGCACCGCCTGTAAAACTATACCCTTCTTTAATACCTATCTTACCTAAATTACTTTTACCGCTGCCGCTGAAAAGATCTCTACGTTGATTTGCAGCTGCTTGAAGTGCACTATAGGTTGCAGCATTACCACGGCCACCGGTAGGCAGACCGGCCATAATCCCACCGTCAAAGATTCGGTTGTATTTAGTTTCAGCCATCAGTTTTCCTCCATATATTTAATGACCCACTCAACAACACTGCGTTGACCGGATCGGTACATAATTTTTTCCATTGTATCGTCAGGTGTAGGGTTGGTGGGTGGGAAGGAGTCTTCTAGTGCGTGAATAAGTCCTCGGGAATTCATCCCAAGAACCTCAAGCATACTGGGGGAGGTTGACATTGGAGTGCTCGAAGAAAGCGGGCATTCTAGCTGATTTAGTTTCAGCAAGTTGAGGAGCCTTGCCCTCATACATCAGCCGGTCGCTAGAATCCAGCCAAAATTTTTTGTCCAAATATTTATCGGTAGTATTAATACTTAGTGGTTGCATTACCCAATTGATAGTTGCCTTCCTGAGTTTATCAAGAGAAGGACTGATGTTATACCCCAGCTCAGTATGAACCAGACTATTGGTAGCCACATGAATTTGTTCATCTCGACTAATATCGGCTGATACGGTTCTCATCCCAGCGTCACCATTAAAGCGGAAGAATGGTAGAAGAACGAAGAAAATCGCACGCTCGGCAACCATCGCTTTGGTGATCGTGTGATCTGGATGTGCCTCCCAAGCGGTCCTAAGCCGAAGGGCTTCCTTCTCAGCTTGCGGATCAACACCGTAAGCATTGGCGATGTAACCAAGTGCGATGTCATGGTTTTCTTCATCTTTAACGTTGGATTCCAGTATTTCACGGGCCAACGTTGGTACTTCACTATTGAGGGCATCGGTGATAAAATCTCCCACAGGTAGTTCCATATGTCGCAATGCAAGAGCACGGAAGACAGCTTCCTCCGCGCCCTCTTTGCATGTACCAGCACTCGTCTGTACTGGTGTCCATTTGCGCTTCCGCGCGATTAGTTTTTCGTAAGGGTTCATTCTGCACAATCACATTGAGGTTCAGGTGTGTCCTCAAGCAGGCTGTTCAGATAATCATCGACTTCACTCTCTTCGAGAGCAGCATATGCGCTTGACTTATCTTGAACGTCGCCCATAACTTGGAGACTATAATAAAGAGAAGTCTGGGGCGATTCAAGCCACTCCTGGATAAACGCTTCATCATACGTGACCACATCGGACCACGAATTGAAGCTGTAACCATGTAGAAGTCCAGTCTTGTTAAGTAGAGTCATGATGCCATCGGCAACACGTTTGTAGGCTTCCCAGCCCACCTTAGAGGCGATCTCTACGTCACCGTAGTTGTATGTTTGTACTCCGAAAGTACCTGAGTCGCGATCAACTGTCTGCGAGATAGGCGGAGCGATTTCTGGAGTGCAAGTATAGCCATCCAGATCTGTGCTTCGATAACTGCAGGAGGCAGTGGGCGCAATAGCAAAGGCTCGAACCATTTTAGCGTTGCGAGCAATGCTGGCTGCAAGCTCAATGCCAGTGTTAATTTGGGTGACAAGTTCATAGGCTGCAGACCGTACTGATTCTCCTTTGTTGAATTGTTCCAACGCTCGACCAAATTGGTCATACGTTACTCCGTATCGACGAAGTAGGTTGGCAAGTCCGAGCATCCCGAGCCCCACTTGTCTGTCAGTTTCACTGGGGAGATACTCTCCGCTTTCTCCAACACCTGTTTTACCATGCAACTCGCACAGCTGGGACATACCTTCAGCAAAAGCATTAGGGATGTCGTCGAATTCACAGGCACCGAGAGAGACATGTTGGAGTAGACAGGTACCTCGTGAGGGCAGGTAAACTTCAAGGCAGACATTTCCTCGGATTCGTTTTCCTTCATTGTCATACTTTACTTTGTTGAGCCAAATGTCACCTGATTTAATACCAAAGAGAACGTCCTCCTTAAACGTACACCTCTCCCACCACTCATCGGTGATGTTGATGCATCGTTTGACCCACGGTAGTTCGGATCTAGGAGTAGAAATAAATTCATGAGCATCAGGGTGGCTAAGGTCCAAATGACATACCACCGCGCCGTTCTTGTAGACACCCCCGCGACGAAGGATTTCATTTAGTGTTGAATAAATTTTAGCAAAGGAGACCGGTCCAGATGCAACCAATCCTTTTCCATTTTCTTCACCTCGGGGTCGCAGTCGCGACAGGTGTACCGCGCAGCCTGCTCCGAAGCGTAGAGCATGTGATACAAATCGCCAGCTTGCTTCAATTCCATCGGGTCCCTCCATTGAGTCTTCGACAGTAAATACGGTGCACGAAACCGGTAGGCGGGACGTTGGGTCATCGATCCAAGACTGGACACGTCCCGTGCGAGAAATATAAGATGCGGTCATGGGTTGATAAGGTCGTTCAAAACAGGGGGTTGATAATTCGGTCCCTTCAGGACTTTGCCGTCTACACGGCGGATGGGTGTACCGTCTAATCCTAGCTTAGACATGTTGCTTTTGTGGACGCGATCGAGAGCCTCCTCCAGGTCCCACTCCATGTTCTCAGCATATTGGAAGCAGACATACACAAGGTCTGCAAGTTCTTTCAGTTCGTTTTCGTAAGGTTCGTTGTGAAAAGCACTACGGAATTCGTGGTACTCTTCATCGATCAAATTGAGTTGCATAGTCCGGTTGTCCGAACTGTTCTGGATCCCATACGCTGAACGGAATTGAATTGCTTGATCGCTCAGACTGTTTGACCTGCAGTGTTGTGTGGTAGAGTTCATTTTCAAGGTAGTGGATAGCCTTTTTAAGATCCTTCTCTTTCGATTCAGAAGACTTGTAACCGGCTCTGCAAATATATTTAATAGCATTGCCAAGATGATAATTGAGTTGTTGGTCTCGGATAAAATCCCAAACCTCTATGGATCCGCGTGTGTAGTGGGCGGGTGATTCGGCCATTTCTTGACTAGATTACTGACGGTATTGGATAGGACAAAGTTTTGCTTCTGCAATGCAAGGAAGACAGTAATGATGTCCTCCTTTGTTGCATCAGGTAGAAGGTCATTTAGCCTTCTCATCTTTAGATCCTGCTCCATCGTCAATTCGATAATCGGCGGAGGGGGTCCAAAGAATGGGCTGTTGCTTGTGGAAGTCATAGTCAGATGCTGTAAGGATCTTCGCGAGTCTTGCATTTTCAAGTGCGACATCTTCGGAAAGATCTTTCTCAGCAAACGCTTGAACGACAGTCTTCCAAGAATACCCCTTTTCTTCAAAGAGGGTGATTGCACGTTTAACACCAATACCGGGACAACCGGCGTAGCCATCTGTTTGGTCTCCTGCTAATGTTTGAATAAGGTGCCACTTAGCTCCCTCGTCCTTTTCCACATTCATCATTTCTGACATGTCAAAGAGGCGACCAGGTATTTGGCGCATGTCCTTATCCGGCGAGCAGATGCAGCACTTACCTCGGTTCTGTGTGGCATAAATACCTAAGGCATCGTCTGCCTCAAGTGTTGGCATGATAACAACTTCGTACTCAGTCTTGAGTTGGTTGATCACACGTTTGTAACCGCAAGGTTTCTTACGATTGCGATGCCCTTTGTATGCGGGCTGGATAGATTTACGAAAGTTTACACTATCGCTAAAGAACAGAATTAGTTCAGGTACATCCCAAAGAAAGTTGTTAATGATCTTGAGAAGCTCGCGCTTGACAGCAGCATAGGCTTCACTGAATTTACTTGTGACTAGAATTACATCATCACCCCAATCAATTTCTGTTTCGGTAGCAGCACAGCATTTGTAGACCACGTAATCGGCGTCTACAAGTAACTTCACCTACCCTGACCTCGGCTCATCTTTTTGTTGTGACGTGGTTTGCTCAAGTGACCTTGCCCCTGTCGGGTAGTTTTCTTAGTAGATTTGATTTCTACTTTATTTTTCTTGCTGTACATTAGTGGGTTTCACTCCAGTTGTTTCCGTGTGTTGCTTCCGCGTCGATGCGGATGCGCATGTTGTAGTATTCCCCAGCCGCTGTAGCGCTATATACCAGGGATGTAGATAGGTCTCCGACGTGCTCAGGGGCACATTCGAATTGTAGCTCGTCATGAATAAATCCTAATTGAGATGCACATATCTGTGCTTCTCTCATTGTCTCTTGGTTGATTACCATCCAACGCTTCGCGATGACACCGGCTCCCGACTGCAAGCAGTAGTTCAGGGCTTTGTGAGGCGAGTCAACATTAACTTTTCGTCCATCGATAGACCTGATGAACCCTCTTTCTGCAGCTTGTTTAATAGCTTTGAGTAGGTCATCCAATCCATCAACCGCGTCCACATATGCGGCACGAATCTCCTTTCCTTTCTTTTTCGCAGCAGTGGTTGATAGCTGTGGGTCATAAGAGTGTCCGATTTTTTCGTCACCTGCACCGTACAGGAAAGCGTACGTTACAGTCTTTACTTGTCGTCTTGAGATTCCAATTTTGTCAGCATTAATCTGATGGATGTCATCCTCAAGTAATAGTTTGGCGTATCTTCCTCCATCATACCTTGCAAGATAGTGAGCGAGCATACGAAGCTCAATGCCACTAAGATCAGCGCCGACCATATGTAAACCCGGGCTTGGTATGAAGAGCTTTCTAAATCTTTCATCTGATGGGACTTGCCCTAGGTTTGGGTTACGATGGGCGCAGCGATGTGTGTTGGTAGCTACACTGCAATGGTGGTGAATTCTCTTAGCACTCGTACTCAACTTCAGCCAGGCGTTCGCGCCTTCGCTGATCATTCCAAGCATCTTCGTTATCGTCAAAATCCGCAGGAACATCGTCGCTACTTCCGAATTCATCTCCTTCAGGATTACTTCGTCGATAACAGGTTTCCCAGTAGTCGTCTTCTGGCTTGGAATCCAGCCATAGAATTGTTGCAAGATCCATGATATATGATCGCGAGAGGATGTGTTGAGTTCTTTCAGTCGAGTAAAGGATGCGCCCTTGACATATCCTTGCGTGCGGTTATCTCGTTTAGGAGTGAATTCCGATCCTCGGACGAAAGGGTGCCGGTTTCGTAGTAGTTCTTCAGTTTCTCGTAGTTCTCTGGTGAGAGAAGATGCAAGTTGCCATGCAGCGTTCTCATCAAAAGCCCATCCATGAATCTCTTGCTCGGTAAGGATTTGTTGTACTTCGTGTTCTAGCGTGACCCATTCAGGTAGGGCTGGAAGTGTTTCCATAGTTTGGTGGTAACGTGAACGTCTTGTATGCAATAGTCTTCCATTTCTTGGGACCAATCTGTCCAATTAGAAGTGGAACCGTAGTCACCTTTACGTTCATCTAATCTGTAGCCGTAGGATTCAAGTGAGTGTTTACCATACAACTTAAGAGGCATACCATCCCAGGTACGACTCTTATCCAAGTTGATCATGTCTGGATGGTAGAGTCTGCTAAGTAGTAGAGTATCGACCATATAAGCAGGCTTACCAAACCAAGGGTAAAGTTTGCGAATAACAGGTATGTCGTAGCCAATAATGTTGTGACCAATAATCCTGTCCGCGTCCTGGAGTCTTTGCAAGCCTCTTGATATTGGCTCACTGGACCCTGTGTCATTGTACGCAATCGTCTGATCTGTCGAGAGATCGTGGATAGCAAGGCAGTGGATGGTACTAACATCATGCAGTAGACCGTTTGTTTCTATGTCAAAAATTAGACTCACTTCCCATTCCATCTGAACGTCTTATCTTTAAATTGTGCACGTTCAATAGCTTGGGTGGTAGGTGGGTTAGGTCGTTTAAGTTCAGAAGTCTGTTGCTGCGTTGAACTCTGGTTCAGGTTGAGTTTCATAGAATTTACAGGTAGGTAGATCATAGCTCAGCTCACAGGCTACTCCAGTTTCGCCCGAATAACGATTTTTAAGGATTCTAACAGTCGTAGAACCTCCAGCTTTGTTGGATTGTTGATCTCTTTCCAATCCAATACACGCGTCGCTGAGTTGAGCGATTGCAGCAGATCCGCGCAGTTGTCCGAGCGTAACTCGTGCCCCTTCTTCATGATTTTGATCTGATGATGTACGTTTGAGGTGAGACACCAAGAACAACGCTATGCCAGTACGCTCCACGAGCGATCTGAGCTTAGTCATTGTGGTGTCAATCATTCGTCGTTCGTCTCCATCAAGTCCACTAAGAAGAATGGAGAGGTGATCCAGGAAAATGATTCTACAGTCGAGACCTGATGCCAAGTACTCAATCCGATTATAGATAACATCAGGATCGTAGGAGCCGAAACCGTCAAACAAATAGAGGTTCCAATTAGCCATCGTAGCGTCGAACGCCTGAACAAGGTCTTCGTGAGTATGTTCACCCAGGTGTAATGATTTACCGACATGGGAACTCATCAACCCTAGGGCTGTACGACGGTTGGATTCTTCCAACGCCAGATAACCGACCCGTTCCCCCTTGTCAAGAAGGTTAGTTGCAAGCTCACGACAGAAGCTGGATTTTCCGATGCCAGATCCTGCAGTGATTGTAACAAGCTCTCCATACCTGATCCCGTGAAGTTTTGATTGTAGTCCTTGAAATGGGTAGTCATGATCTGCAGCGGGTGATGGGGTGGTTACAAGATCTAGAAGAGTTTTGCCATCGACAATGCCATCAGGACGGAACGGCTTGGCGTCCCAGATAGCTCGGCATACAGCGTCTGAGTCATTGGCTTGGAGGGCGTCTGATGCGTCCTTGTAGTCGCCCTGAAGGTGCGCAATCTTGACTTTACCAGGTGGTAGTACACTAGCACACTCTTCAGCGGCTTGACGACCTGGTTGGTCGTTGTCGTAAAAGAGAACAATCTCATCGTAGCCTTGCAGCAATGGGAGTTGTTTTTGTACAGCCTTCTTTGCACCAGCTGCACCTGATGGTACGGAAACCATCGGCCAACCTGGCATACATTCTGACCCACTAGCTGCATCCATCTCGCCTTCAAAGATGACGATACGTTTACCAGTAGTAGGATAGAGATGTTGCCCGAAGAATGTACCAGGTACCTCACCCTCATACGAGAATGACTTACCCTTTGTTTTTACCTTAGCGCCTTTGACGACGCCTGATTCGTCATGATAGTAAAAGCGTAGCTTGTCACCATCACGGTAGATTTTATACTTCTCACATACTTTCTGTGAGAGGTTACGCTTCTGCAGCCTTTGGGCTGAGCCTGTTATTTGCACACTTTTGGTATTGTGAATGTGTAAAGAAGGTTCACCATCACCGTGCGTATAGTGATGGCAAACGAAGCAGTATGTGTGACCGTCATCATAGACGCTCTTGGCATCTGATGATCCACACTCCTCACATGGCTCATGAAATAAGAATTCAGATGAGCCAGTCGAGGGGGATGTTTTGGAATGATGTCCAAGGGATGTCATGCTTATCGCACCACTTAGCGTATGTAGTTTTAGATTTCTTACTGATCTTATTGAACGGTGCCTGGAAAACCATACGCAAGTCAAGGGTAGGATTTAACTCCTTTACTGCCCTGATCTTGCGACGGTCTGCAGGCTCCCAGTAACCCTTACATTCCAACACGACACCATTGGGTAACACGAAGTCAGGGGTGTAAACATGCTGGATAATGTAACGGACTTTAGTTGTTTCGTACTCGTACTTGACACCAAGATCGACAAGCAGATCAGCAACCTTCTCTTCGAGCTTGGATCTGAATGCCATATTAGAAGTCGTCGTCAGAACCAGGGAGAACAGTAACAGCAGGATCGTTAGCTTTGAAGCCTTCAGTCTTGCCAAACAAGGCAGCTACATCTTCAGCAGCCATATCGCCAGTGTCTACACCAGCTCCTGAATTGAGAGACACCAATTGTACACCAACCAGTTTAAGGCTTGTTCCATAAGTGACGCCATCCTTGAGGATGTACGGTTTCTGATAGAACGCCAGGTTAACTCGGCTACCAGAATACATGGGCGTATTCTCGTCTGTGACAGGTGTGCCCTCGGTATCGACGACAGGCGGGCGGTTCTCTTCATTCCAGCTGAACTTGACTTTAAACTGGTTGTCTGCAACCTCTTCCCAAGGCTCAGGCTTGAGCACAGAACGCTTAGGATTCTTGAGTTTACCTTGTGCCCACTGCAGTGATTCCTCACGGTCAGTTTCAAGGGCGTCAACCATGCTACCATCAACAATGGCAGACAGGGAATAACCGAACTTACTCGGTTTCAGTACAGCTTGATAACCTTCGAGGATCACAGGCTGTTCAGTTTTGTGGATAGTGCGTGGCATTAACAGAAAAAATAAGTGGATTCAATCACGGATTCTGGTTGCAGATCTCCAATGATCGGTGGGTCAGTCTCCGCTTCTATTTGGTCAGCGAAGTCTCGCAAGTAATCGTGCTCAGCGAAGAGGTGCATATATGTCTCTCGTACAATTGCACTGAGACTAGACATATCAGTAGCACGACACAATACAGAGTCATGAATGAGAGCGATCGGTGCGTCAAAACGAAGTGCACTGAAATGGAGTAGTGAGGAGTCCAAACTGTGGATCAGATTTGGAGCAGTTGCATTCTTGTGGTGTTGCTTGTCAACCTTGTCAGAGTCATCGACTGCGACGGTTAATTTACAACGACCCATCAACTGCAACTCAACCTGAACTGTTTGTTCTTCATCAGCTTCTGTGTTACCACGAAACCAGATGGAGTTGTCCATGTTAGCTCAGTCTTGCCACGATCAATAGCCTTAGAGACTTCTGATTCAATCCAAGACATGACAGCCATGGGACCAGGTACGACCTCATCCATAGCATTTCTAACAGCGGCCACAGTCTTTGTCAAGTCATCTTTGTCGATCTCAACACCTTTCTCTTTCAATGCGTCCTTGATGTAGCCTCTATTGCTAAAGGGTTTAGCATTGTAGGGTACGGTCATCACGACCCTTTTAACAGTTTTTCTGTCCATGTAAGGACGGATAGACTTTGGGCAGTGCGGACTTGCTTGTTCAGCGACTACTTTGTATGCATCTTGAGGACGATCTGAGGGCAGAACGTTAACTAATTGAGCCGTGTTTCTGTCCCTGGCTAGACCTGCCAGTATTTGTAGACCACTACAAGTAGCATCTGTAGCGATCATTGCACGTGTTTCTTGTCTATCACATTTGAGAACACAGTGATAGTATTCTTCACATGCTGCAAGGAATTGCCAAGGTTCATCAGCAGCTTCCCACTCGTGAATGTGTAAGATAGGATCAGAAGCGACACAAGATATAAGATGTGTGTTGTTCTTTACCCAGTCTAATCGTTCACGCATTGGTGCTTTATCAAGACCATATGTTGTGGCTACTTGAAATGCTAACCAGTCCTCAGCTTTAGGTGTCATAAACGACGCTTTAGCAAACATCAACAAACTTTTTCCAAAGTCTGTATCTTGTGGTGTGAGGAATGCAGGTATTGGGTAAGCTCTACCTCTGTAATCAAACGACCACGGAATATAGAACTTATCACGATCCTTGAACCTAGCAACTGCTTCCATCGTCATGCGTGTTCGACATGACTTCCTGAACTCTTGCGCTTGTAGGTTATGAACCTCAGCACAATTTCTCCTGTATGACTTGCGAGACTCATCGTTCTCCTCAATGTCAACAGGTTTGGGTGGTAGTTCATGATGGATGATAGGGAGAAACTTACCAACAGCTCGTTCCAATCTATCTAGCTCTTCCGCTACCCCTACAATAAAGGGGTTTAGCCGGTAAGCTACCTTCTGGATTTTGTTCAAAAACTCCAGGGGTTTATCTCCCTGTATAGATGTGGGATCGCCCCGCCGAACCATGTCATGCCCACGCATCACCTCATTGAGGATGTAACCGCCGCAGCGGTCATGTTCCCAATCGTTAGGTTCAATAAGCATCGGCCATGCAAGTGGGCTGAATAGTTCAGCATCACGCATTACTTGGTCTTTGATCTCAAGGAATTCTGGAGTAGGGATAACATACTGGACACGTTTACGCCCTTGTTGTTGCATGTCCTTCGTGAACCAGCCGCTGCTCTGCATGATGCAGTCAAGTAACCAACCTCCAAGTTTAATGCGATTAGAGCTTCCCCATGTTGTCCATTGTTTGACATCATAGCGATTCATCAAGGTACGGATAACAACTAGCTTTTGTTGTGTTCCGATAGAACGATGCCAGTAGTTATCTTTGAGTGTTTTTAGTAGACCGGGTGCATGTTTTTCGTAGTGTCGCATTTGACACTCTTGTTCAACAGCAAGTCCAATAGACTCACATACTTTGGTGGCTTGGTTGTTTTTCTCTTTGTATGAGAAAACTTTATCAAAGGTGATTTTAACAGCGATAGCTGCAGCAGCAAGTGGTTCAACATCAGCAAGATACTGCTGTATCTCTTTAAATGCTGTACCTGTTTTGCCTTCTTTTATACGATTGGTAGTTGCTTCAATACGTGCCACCACAAGAGGCAGCAAGGTATCAATAGAAGCAGTTCCATACACAGTAGCAGACGCATAATCTTTGCCTTCGAGATCGCGTGTGTTCTTGTGTAGTTTCTTTAACCCTTGAGCAATAGCATCACGCTCAAGTTGTATCTGTTCATCAATCTGGGCAGGTGTTGGCAATAGGCTCCTCTGAAACTGCGGACTTGCTGGGCGTGTATGTGAAATCGTAACACTGAGCCAGCTCAGGATAGTCCTCAACTAGCTCATCGAATTGTTCAAGATTAATCAGGCTCATGTGATTTAATGGGTGAAATATGGCGCAACTCATCCTCAGTGCAGATGGTAAACTCTGCCTCTTCAGCGATAAGTTGTTGGATACGTTTCTCGGCGGCGTGTGTTTTTTGGTAAACGTACTCTTTGACTTTACCCTTGGTGTTTGTTGCGCGGATGATACAACACACAGAACTAGGAATCTCCCAGCCGCGCAGTTTCCAATCTTCAAACTCTTCCCACGTGGGAGTAGCTAGAAAGTCTTCAGGCATGTCCATCCACGCCTCCCAATTGTTAGGAAAATACTTACCACTCATCGCAAAGTTTTACATCTTTAAGGAACTGCGTGCCACCGGACAATTCAGCAGCAGCCCATGCGGCGTGCTCTAAATTGGGTGCAAGTAAGTAGCGCACCTGACCGTCAGTTGTTTTATACTCCCACTCCTTCAGTTGTGGTTTTTGAAGTCGCATTAGTTGTCTTCCTACGCTTAGCTGGGCGTGGTTTGGGTAGATAGGTGTCACGTTGTGCGAGTTCAGTGTACTTAGCGTGCCACTGATGTTCTTCGCCAAAGTAATTTAGCCAACAGTAAATGGCATTACGAATGAACCAATCGTCATTCTTGGGTGGTGTTACGTTTGCCATAATAGTTTGATGTGATGCGGTTAGCACGTTGCCAGGTGATAGCAGACGCAAACAATCCTACCATACCGACAACGGCTAGGATGATGGTTGATTCGTTCCAGTTCATCAGTTACGCTCCTCAGTAGATTCTTGGGATTCGATGTATGTGTTAAGTGCTTTAACCATTTCTTTGGCTGAGGCAAGTTGGTGAGGTTTGTTACTCAGCTCATGGAAGACTGAATACTCACGGTTACATGCAAGGGCATTGCGACACATTGAGAACATGGCGTCAGCATTTACACCTGTTACATGTACACCAGACTCGCTAGTTGCTTCAGTAATGTGTACACCGTCAGAGTGAATAGACCAATGGGCATGTGCACCTTGGACGTGGAATTCGTAGGTGATGTCAGGAGCTTGCATAAAACTGCGGACTTGCTGGAGTGAATGTGATGAATGTGGAGCACAAAATATCGCCGCTATGTATTAATAATAACGGCAAATTGTGATTAGTTTGTAATTAGAATTAATCAAACATGACGATTGAAGAAATAGTATTCATAATCAAAATAGATTTCAGTGAAATCATATTGCAAACTCTGGTGCCATACCATCTCATAATCTACAGCAGTTTGCAGAAATGTTGGCATGGCATCGAGTGCGTCGCTGTAACATTCTTCAATAAAGTTTTCACTGAATGCCTCAACACTTGGGAAACAACCACTATACGCTTCCTCAAGTTGCTCAACGTTGTCGATGCCGTACGAACGAAGTTCAGCGATGAACATGTCAATCTGATGCAGCGCATCTGTCTCTAAAATGTTAGAGACTGCCTCTTGCATGTCAGACATGGTAACGTCGAGAGTTTGCATGGAAGTGTTGTAAATGTGTTGTTTGATGAGTGACAAGAATCAGGCAGCAATTGGGAAGCAAGCTACACCAGCAGTCTTGCAGTTGTCGTTAACCCACTTGCCAAAAGACTTGACATTGTAGAAGATAACGTCGAACATTGCGTCTTCGTCGATGTTGCTGTAGAGATATTGATTGCCACCTTTGTAGGTAACGAGTGCCTGATTAGTTGCAGGAGAGATCTCAAGTTGCTCAACAGAAGAGGACTTGATGGTGTTACGTGCAGCAGGAATGAAGAACATGTGAATGTGAAATAAGGTGGATAAGTGTAGCTGTGAAGGCTACATTGAAGGGACGAATCCCCTCAAGGTAAACATCAGCAACCGGCAGGCAGTGCGTCGTAGGTTTGTGTATACTTAACACGCTTGCTGTCAACCAGGTTAGCGTTGATCCAAAAACCTAGAGACATGTTAGGGTTAATCAACAGGTTAGCAATTGCACGGCGTGACACGTTGGTGTAACGATACACAGAACCGTTAGAGAACAGAACTGATGCAGTACCTGAGATGATGTCAACAGCGACACCATCAGAACAGGTGGAGTTACGGACAACGAAAGACATGTGTATGTGAAATGAAGTGAATAGAGTAGCAATGATAGCTACAGTGAACGCTCGCAAGCGCTCAGTGTAACGATCAAGAATAAGCGTACATGAAGTCGTCGAGTGTGAACTCGTCGTCAGTATCTGTCTCAGCAATGAGCTGCTCAAGCGTGAGAGAATGCAGGTGATCGAGATAGTCATCAGGATGAAGAAGACTAGCGTCGTCGTGTGCAAGCTGCACATGCTCAGAAAGTAGAGCGTCGATGAGTTGTGTGCGTGAGTGAGTCATGAACTAAGTATGGCAGAGATGAGGTAGAAAGTCAAGAGGTAGTGTACACTTCACCAATTGACTAGCCACGTACCTTCGTTAGCACCAGCGGCACGAGCAGCACGACGAGCAGCAGTAGCAGCTCGCTCGGCAGCGAGACACTCAGCAGCAATACTAGCAAGGCGAGAATCGGAAGCATACACGCCGTTGGAGTTGAAGCGGATGGTTTGTTTGTTCATGCTGTTAGTATGGCAGGTTTGAGGTGGGATTGCAAGCGGTTGTGTGCACTTTGTTAGCTGTCACAACTCATGGAATACTTGAACATCAGACAGCAACACACCATTTAGCTTAGCTGGTTTGTTACGCTTAGCACGCTTCTGCGTGTTACACCATAACAGCGTTTTGATTGGCTTATCTTGCAGCGTGAATGTGCAATCTTTGAGTTTAACTTTGCTCATCATCAAACGCGTGCAAATGTGTAACCGTGCTCGAACTCAATCGTGTCGATGTGATCATGAATGAACCACTCATAATTCTTTTGAAATACACCACACATTGTGCCATCACACAACCCGTTGATGATAGCATTCAAACGTGATTTAGTCGTGTTAGACTGCCATCCACCATCATAAATCTCAACGCTGTTGTTGTCAATGGTAGCGATAAGATTCTTATGCAAGTATACACAGCACACATCACGTGACGGAGAATACATTACCTCTGTGTTGTCTTTACGCCAGTCATTCTTGTTAATAACTGCGCTGCACATTTGTTGTTCGATGAGTCGCATGTCTGTTGTTTGCTTGACTATGAACATAGTATTGCATGGATCACACCGCATGTCAAGCGTTCTACGATTAGTACTGCTTATCATTGTTGATAAAGCTTCGTTATCATGGCGTTAACACGAATACGTAACGGATACGTGTAGTAAACGCAGACAGA